CACTGACCTGCGTACATTTTGGGTATTACCAACTCGGTGAAGTGGCATGATACATTGAGTTTCTCTACATAAATAACTTGGTCTTGCCTTGTTATGTATGGCATTATAAGCTATTTTGTAAATATTAGAAGCACTGTTACGGTCTCGGTTCCATGTTCCACAACCGCTCTTACAGCGTAATAGACCATGTACCAACCGTATATCTTCTTTGTTTGGTTTTGGATTCATTCTTGGAAGGAATTTCTCACATATACCACCTTCGCACTTGGAACAACGACACGATGTACGAAATTCGTCTACCAACAATACTTGATAATTGTTCTTACGAAATAGTGTTCGCATTCCTACACCAATAGTAGGTTCTTTGTATTTCATTTGTTTTCGTTGTTCCCAGTCCCCAATACAAATCACCACCTCGTCGGGTTCTCCAAATGTCTTCCTAAAATTGTTTATCATTTTTTGTTCGTTACGCTTGGTATTGATGTAACTACTGAATTTCAATTTACGGAACAATTCTTGTTGATAAAACGAACCTACTACATGGTTACAATGATTTTTTGCGGTTAAATATTCCTTGTATTTGTCTATGTGTAAGGTCTTACGATTGAATTGTGACAACTCCGTTTCATAAGCGTATATGTTTTTTCCTTGTATTATATGATGTTTCATCCGTAACAGTATGTTACGGTATTTTTTATTTTTAGTTTCTTTTCGTCGTTGGTCTTGAGAATACCGAAAGGTGGTGCTGTCTTTGGAACACCCATCTACGCAATAAATGAGGTCACCTTTGTTCGGGTCAATCCCCACGATTTTCTTGGATTGGTAAGCGGTGGTATCTTTCAGTTCATCCACATACAGTTCGGCATTTTCTTTCTTTTTCATCGCAGGAATTCGTTTGCCTACTAAATCTTTGCGTAAAAATAAAATACTCACTCCAACACCATCAGTAGAAATCATATGATGGAACAAATAGTTGGTTTTCTGGAACAATTTGCGTTCGGTACGAAAAAAGAATTCCCATATTTTATCTTCGTTTTTTTTCAGGTTTCCTCCCGTCAAATAATCACCCTTGTTTCCTTGTTCTTTGCTCATCAAAAGGTTGACTAGAGTGGTTGTATCCAAGCGTATATAATGAGGAAGAATACTGTTTCGTAACGGAAATACATTTTGTATGGTTTCACCACTCACTTCCACTTGTTTCATCATATACAGCATACAAGGTAGGTAATTCATCGGGGAACATTTCAGGTCATACACGATACGGTCTTTTTGGAATTTTTCTTTGGTTGGTAGGATATGTTGTTTTTGTTGGGTAATCCACTCATGATAAAAAGAGGGTGATTTGTATTCATTGTTTTCTACATTGAGTAGGTCTTCTTTGATGTTTCTCATTGTTTTATGAAGTTTGCGTATTCGTTGTTCTCGTTCCACTTTGGTTTTACCTAGTTTTCTTATTTTCTCGGTAAGATACTTTTGTTTCCATACTACATTGACATAACGCTCTACATAATCCACATAATGAAGTTGTATGTTGTTTTCGTACATGGTTTGTATGTCTTCTGTCAAGTATTCCAACACATTGTTCAAATAAGTATAATCTAATTTGTCAGGTTGGGTGGTAGGTTGGTAATGTTCTTGATAAAAAGTTGAGAGTGTTTCGTACATGTTTGAGGTCGCTTCCTTTTTAGGTCTGCCTCGTTTGTCTTCTTTGACATCACATAGAATTTTCATGGTGGTATTGATGAGTAAATGATTGACAGGTGGTATTGATGAGTGTACTTCATAATGATGAAGCAAATAGAGTTTCAAAAATTGTAGAGTATGAATGACAATTTTGTTGGATTTTAAGACGGCATCGTTGATTTTCTTGGCATTGATGTCAGGGTGTTTAAGGATACTTTTGAGGGAAGTTTTGACAGATTTGAAATACTCGGGAGGTTTTTCTTTGATGGACATTTCTATATTCTTCCTAAATATTTTTATTTGTTAGAAATATACGGAATTGATATAATACAATCAAACTTTTTCTTTAAGTTCTTTTTTGAAAACTATATTGCTGTGTTCGTATAAATGTTCCATTGATGGTCATTCCAATTTCTTTTTGAGAAACAATGTAATGTTTTTTAGGTATTTGTCGCAAAATAGAAATGTAAGGTCGTTTGTATTTATCGGGATTACTAACAGGATTAATATGTCCAAAAGAGAACCATGTACGAATTTCTGGTATCAATTCCATAAGTTGTTGTTTTATAATTTCGTTATTATCAATTTCATAAAGCGTAATTGTGTTATTTTCAGTGGTAACTCCAATAATTTGAATAATTTTATCAATGGTATCATCTTGTTCTTTCGCATATAATTCAGTTTTGAGACGCATTTACAAGTATAATATAAAAAAAACTTTATATATTTTTGTGAAAAAAATATAAAACCGTGCCATTATAAATGTTCAAGGGTGTAAAACATGGTATAAGATGTCCATGTGGTAGTAGAAAAGATAAAGTATATGATTCATATAGTGTATTTTCACAACATATAAAGACAAAAACACATCAAAAGTGGCTCCAAAATCTAAACACAAATAAAGCAAATTACTATATTGAAAATGAAGAATTGAAAATAACTCTTCAACAACAACGTATTATTATAGCAAAGTTAGAAAAAGAATTACAAAATAAAAGTATGACAATCGATTTTCTTACACAACAATTGATGTCAAAAAATGTATCTCAAAAATGTGTTAGTGATTTGTTAAATTTTGATTAAAGTGTAAATATATTGTCGTTGGATTCTAAAAATGTTCGTTATATATGTGTAATTTATATTTTTTTTACGCATGAAAAATATAAAAATATTTAAGTTAAAAAAATAAAGATAGATAAATAGTTTGAATATATGTATATGTATATGTCACAAATTATTAAAAATGAAAATCAATCACTTTTATGGAATACCATACAACAAACAGTTCAATTCAAAAATAGTATTATTTCTGAAAGTAATAAAATACAATTATTCAAAGATGTTATGAAAATATTCTATGAGAAAATAAAAACAAGAAACCAAAAATTATCCAAACAAGATTTGGAAAATTATAATAAACAAATCATTCAAACATATTTACAAGAATTACAAAAATACCAAAAATATGATAATATTATATTTGAAACACAAAATGTTGAACGATATAAACCACAGGAACCACGAGAACCACAGGAACAACAAGAACCACGAGAACCACGAGATCCAACAAAACATGTAACTTTTCAAATTCCTGAAAATAATAATTTGATACAACATATGAGTTTTCGTCCAATTCAACCAATCAATAATAAAGAAAATCCGATGGAAGTTTTTACACAACGTCAACTGGAATATGAAACAATGACAAAACGAGAACTACCATTAGAACCTAATTTCAAAGAAAAAATAGAAGATACTGTTATTGTTAATATGGAAGAATTGTTACAACAACAAATACGTAAACGTGAATTAGATTTACAACAAATAAATCCAATAAATTCTAAATCTTTTATTTCTAGTATAGATAATAATGACTTTCTAAAAGGGGTTCCCGTAAAACCTATACCATATAAATTAAAAATAAATGAAGAAACTGATAATATTATAATAGACGTTCAATCATTAAATGATGATAATAGATCACCACCTAGTTGGTTTAAAGATTTATTAGAAACAATAAAAGATATGAAAGATACAATGAAAGATATGAAAGATACAATGAAAGATATGAATGATACAATGAAAGATATGAAGGTTCTCGGAAAAGAAAATGAGAACCTAGATGTAAATAAATCTTTGGAAAATATAGAAATGAAAATATTATCATAAATCATTTCATATTATATCATATCGTTATGATGAATAAAATCAAATAATAATAAAAAATACTCCAATAGAAGCAAATATATGAGACATAAAATGACAAATAATATGAGGTACACAACACCATTTATTTGATGAAAAAACATTACTCATATAAAAAAAAAATAACATAGTAATTATATTTAAAAAATACCAAAATAACATGTAAAATGATAAATTTCGTAATGAAAGAGTATATATTAACATTAATATAATAGAAGTTCTCGCAGCAATAGCATCTATTTTATGTACCATAGAATGTTTTATTGGATTATACCAAAATGCGATTGAAAAAATAAAATTCGAATACAATGCGGAAAAAAGAATAGTTTGAAATCTTGTTTTTTTTATTAAAATAATATAAACAAACAAAGGTATTAAAAATAAATGAGAACTATAATATAATAAATTGTTATTCAACCATAATGATGGTTGTTTTGTAAGAAGAATATATTTATTTTTTATTTTTTCTATAATTTTTTTAGATTGAATCATAATATTTTACAATACAAATATATTATTTTATAGTTTTACAAACTATTCTATTTTCAAAATTATTTATGTTGAAATTGTGTTGAAAATGTAAAAATTGATTATTTTGACGTTTCTAATAACTTATTGTATAACAACAACAACAACAACAACAACAACAATAACGACAATGACAATGACAATGACAACAATGAATGTTTCAGATCTTCTCAATAGTTTGAAGGGTGTTCAAGGTGTTTTGGTAAGTATTTTTGAATACGATGATACATATAAAAAAATATTTGATAAACAAATCAAGACCGAGTTATGGCGTGAATCTTGGAAACAATGGTATTACAAGATTGACTGCCATTACGAGCGTAGTGTTGCTGGTTATCTTACAGAGAACTGGGGTGTTTGGCATGGTTCATCTGTAAAACCCGAATCATTTTGGTTTAGTCGTCATCACTTCACTGACTCTATTAGTATCAATAAATATATTGATATTAATACAGGAAAGATGATGGTATATGTAAATATGAAATTGAATAACTCAATGACTGTTTCTGTATTCAGGGGTATGGTTCTTACTAAAAAACAACATAAAAAGGAATGTCTTGAAGATAATCGCAATGAAATTCAATATATAGATGTTTATGAAGATAGTGATAGTGAGATGGTAGTTTATGTTAATTTAATGTAAATATAAAAAACAAAAACAAAAACAAAAACAAAAACAAAAACAAAAACAAAAACAAAAACAAAAAC